CCGCGATCACGTCGGGAGGGTCTCTCCCCTTCCAGATCACGGCGCTGCCTCCGAGCTTCAGTGCGACCGCCCTCGGGCGCCCGCCTGTCGGCATGGTTATCGGCACCACGTCGAGTGCGATCACTTCCAACGACCAGATCGCGCTGCCGAAGAACTACGCCGCGTTTGACAACGCGTCGTATGTGACATGGCAGGCGGACGCGGTCTACGGCACCTGCAGTGCCATCAGCGTGGTCGCCGACGTCGGGACCTTGTCGGGGTACAACACCATCTCGGTGGCCAACACGCGCCTGTCCAGTACGGGCGTCCTCGCGCTCGCGAACACTGCCTCGAACGTGACGGTCTACAATGGCTATCAGTGGAATGGCACCTCTTGGGTTGTCTTGAACAGCCCCACGATCTTCTCGTGTTACGGGGCCTTCCACTTCACGTGCACCGCGACGCTCTCTACGTCCAGCGCCACGGTCCTCTTCGGCGTTGCAGTGCTGTCATCCTACGTCCCGACGCTCGACGACCGGCAGCTGGCGAAAGCCGGCCCCGCCACCGTCGAGTACGCAGCCATGCAAACCTGGAACCAGGACTGCTCTCTGCGCTCACACGTGGACAGGTTCATGGCACGGCAGCGCCAAGAGGACAAATCCAACCAAGCCCTCGAGCTCAAGATCAAGCTGCTCGAGGCCGATCTGCAGGTCGCGCGCGACGCGCGCGACTCGATCTTCATCGACCGGCCCGAATCTAAGCAGGACTGGGAACTTCGCATGACTCGCCGCATGGCTGAGAATGGCGTTGCCCGGGTGCTCAGAGATAGGGCCGCGTGGCAGGACCTCCGACCGTGGGAGGGCAAAGAAGATGAGCCGCAAGGCGGACTTCGACGCCCTCAGGGAGTGGGTCTTGAGGACGATGGATTCGAACACCTCGATCGCAAAGACGCGTCGCCGCCGCTTCAAGGAGCTGACGGCGGTGTGCAGCAAGCAGGAGAAGGAGGACAAGGAACAGGGCTTCGAGCTCGAAACCGAAGTCTTCATGACCCTGCGACGCTACCTCACGGCACGGAACTCGAACTTGAGCAGCGACTCGGAGCTAGCCTTCGAGAAGCAGCTGGAGGAACTCCTAGAGGCTCTGAGCCCGGACGAGAGTCTGGACCTGGAGCCCGCGGGGCCGGGGTCCGAAGCCGGTCCGCCAAGTAGCATGGCGGGCAAGCGCAGGCCCGGCAAAGGCAAGGGCGGGGACGACCTCAAGGACGACCCCGTCTAGCCGCCGCTGAGGCCTGTGCAAGTTAGTGATCCCACTATGTGGGCTCCCGGAAAGGAAAATCCGCGACTGGTTATGGATAGTCGACAGACACC